CTCCAGTTCCATCCGAGTTTTTGGGTTTGATCAAAGGCGATTACATTCCACCGCTTACAAACTATCGCACCTGCTGATTGCAAGAGGTAGTTAAGGGCAGCGTGTTTCTTTCCTTGTAGTTTAATTGGACGGCCATCAAGACCAACCAATACATCAGAAGCAGATTGAGTGGCCACGTTCTTAAGCAAGTCATCAAGACCGGGAATTGCCTTGAGGAACTTTGCTCGTATTTTTTTACCAAGAACCTTTGCTTCCTCATCACCCAATGACTTATCGAGCGAGGTGCCGATCTTCTTGTCAGAAGCGCCATAGATGAATGCGTAGGTTAGGGTCTTGACTTCCTTGCGAGAACAACCAACACGATCTGCATTCTGTTGGTGGATGTCTCCGTTGACTACAACGTCAGCGAAAGCACCGCCATCAAACTCAGCGAGATAGTGGCCAAGCATACGAAGCTCCAAGCCGGAAGCATCAGCACCAACCTGACGCATACCATGGCCAGGACCAAATAGTTCACGACAACGAGGATCTGAACTCGTCTGCCCAAGATTTGGTCGGCTGTGCGCGTTGCGCCCGGTGTTGGTAGCAAGTTGGCAAACGTGGTGGATACGCCCCTCAGGGGTGACTGTTTTGAGCCATGCTGCGTTTCCATCACTGAGTTGTCCAAGGGCTTTTTGAAGCTCAAGGATACGTCCGAAGGTGTTGGCTTCGTCAGTGTTGATTGATTGGAGAACTCCTTCATCAATCTTTGGTGCTCCAGTATCAGTGAATTGCTCAGGTTTCCAACCTCTCCAAGTAGCAAATGCCCAGGCGATGTGTTGCCTGCTGGTTGGGTTGAACTCCTTAAGCTTGGTAAACTCAGCGCCCTCAAAGTATCCTTTGGTGCTGTTATTCCTCTTGGGAATCATGGTTCCGCCATCAACATACGGGAAGGTTTCTCGCATGTGATCGGCAAGTTGATCCATCTCTGTTCGGAGAGTGGACTCTAACTTCTGGGCTTTAATAACATCAAAAGGCCAACCGGTTGTCTCTTGAAGTGCCATGATCTTTGCCAGGTCATGTTCTAACCAGACAGCATCAAGGTACTTCTTCATGTTATTGCGGAAGACCTTGTTGAACAGGGTCTCACAAACGTGAACGTCCTGTTCGCAGTAGTCCTCCATCTCCTGTGACCACTCAGACCAGTCGGTAGTCTTACCAAACTCACCCTTGTAATCACCCAGGCGGTAACCCCAGGCTTCCAACGAGTGGCGGCCATAGAGCTTGCCTGGCATTCCAATCGGCTTCCTTCGATAGTCAATCGACAGAATGTCCGGTTGGAATAAGCGACTCAAAATAAGTGTGTCGCATAGTTTCCCTCGTGGTTCAAAGAATGGATAGATTCCTTGAATCACAGGAACGTCGAAGCCAACAATGTTGTGCCCGATAAGGACATCAGCTTCGGCAAGGATGTTGATTCCTGTGGTGATAGACTCGTGAGTGCCAACATCATTGTATCGGAGGACTTCTCCGGTTTCGATGTTTTTCGTCACGAGGCAGTGGATACAGCTTAAACCCTGTCTAGGTAAGCCGTTTGTTTCAACGTCAAAGACGAGTTTCATAGGCCCCAGTATCCGGGTTCTTCAGTGTCGAGGGTACGTTGCGTAATAGGATCTGGTCGCCCACATTCCTCACAGAAGTAACCACTCGGTTCCATCTCCGAGAAAAAGAAAGCGTCAGAACCGCAGGCACAAATAACACGGTTAGAAATCTCCGTAGTCGTTTGATCCAGTTGATGCTTTGGAGTCATTGAACTCAGCAGTAAGGTCTTCGGTCATGCGTCCAGTGGTGGAATCATAAACAATGGTACCAGCCTTTCCAGTCTGGCCATTGAAACGGTTCTTGAGTACACGGATGTTAGCAAAATTGTTACCTGACGATAGGTTACGTTCAAGAGCAATAACCATGTCAGATAGCTGTACGATGCTATGTGAGCCGCGTAACTGCCCCAGGCTAACCTGTTGGCCGTCTTCGTGTCCCTTGTCCCCTTGGGGACGCTTGAGGTGGCTGATAAGGATCATTCCAACACCAGTCTCCTCAACAAAGGATCGAAGCTTTGTCATAGTCACATCAATGAGCTTACGTTCATCGTGTGATTCGTTGCCAGACATTAAGATTGAGAGGTGGTCAAGAATGATCCACCGTACATCTTTTGCCTGTGCCATGAACCGGCAATCACTAAGTATGGCCTCAGGATCGACTGACCCGAACCCATCACGAAGAAATACCTGTCCCGTCCCAAGAGACGATTCAAACGCTGTCTTAAGTTCATCAGGCGGTAGTTCGTTGTTGAGGTGAAGAGGTTTATTTGCTTTGACTGACATCAACCGAAGTGCTGTCCGTTGAAGACTCTCCTCAAGGGCAATATAGCCAACCTTTTGGTCTTGGTCAACCAATGCCTGAGCTACCTCACCACAGAACGTACTCTTACCTACCCCAGACCCAGCCGTGACAGTAACCAGTTCCCCGAAACGAAGCCCGCTGGTGAGGCTATCAAGACAACTAAAAGGCCAGTTAGCATCCCGACCATGTAGAGGCTTAATTGCGAGATCGAATAGGTCGCGTCCGTCGATAACCGTCTTTGGTGAATACGGTTTCTTCTGCCAAAAAGCCTGGCGTATAGCCTCAGCGTCTTTGGCCATGATCGCTTCATTGGCATCCTTGTAATTGGATAGGGTTGCAATGAATACCTTTTGATGGCTGAACAGTTGAGCACACTCTTGAGCAGCTCGTTGCCCAGGTTCGTCATTATCAAATAACAGAACGATTTCGTCGTATCTGTCGATGAACTTGTATTGATACTGAAGGGACTTTCTGGCAGCCTGTGCCCCGTTGTCGAGGCTTACCACTGGCCAGTTAGGGCGGGCTTGCCAAACGCTCAAGGCATCCAGTTCACCCTCGGTAACAACGATAGTTTTGTTGTTGCCCTTGGCCCCACCAAAGAGCTGCTGACCGAAGAGTTGGTGGTCTTCGTTCTTGCCTGACCATCGGAAGTCCTTGTCGGGTGTCCGTGCCTTGAAGGCAATCAGTTGGCCACCAGCGTTGTAGTAGGGGAAGCGAAGAGTTTTAGTCTCCGCATCATACCTTACGTTGAACTTCTTGCAGGTGTCCTCAAGAATGGCTCTGGAGCGGAGAGGAACGATGTCCCCAGTAAAGTCCATGCGGAATTGCGGCTTGTGAACAGGAATAGATTCGCCATCACCAAACTCGTAATGGCCACAAGAAAAGCAGTGCCCATGACCGTCAGTATAACGACCAAGGGCATCGCTACTGCCACAAGAAGGGCAGGGTTCATGCCGCACAAATTCGCTCTCGGAGCTTTGATCGAACAAGCTCATAGGTGTTTAGGTTTTTTTGGTGATACTTGATCCAACCTTCAAGAGATTCAAAGATTGCATCAGCCACATCATCAGGATCATACCCCTCAGGGACTTCAGCAAAGAAGTCATCAAGGTACTCAACAAGACGTTGTTTGGTGGAAAAGGTTGCTTCGTAGTTCATCGGCGGCCTTGGCCTCGGTAGGGTTTGCCAGTCTTTAGGGGACGTTTGGGCTTTTTCTTCTTGCTGATAAATATCTTACCAGAAAGAATCTTACTGGTCTTCATTCAAACCAATCAAGTGGAATAGCATGGTAAGGGCACCAGAGGAAATCATTTTTGTCCGCCCACATTGCGTAGGTAGTCTTTGACTCCTTCGTGATTGTGTTATGGGGTTGCTGGAAGACCAAACGGATGTCCATGTCTGGATGTTGCTTTTTAACGGCAAGCATCTTTCTACGGTCCTCTGGCTTGAAGTAGCCTTTGGCTTCCAGGATAACCCCATTAGGAAGAATGAAGTCTGGTGTATAGACGGCTTTCAGTGTGTAGTCAAGCTTTAGGGTCTCATACTCAAACGATTGTCCATTAACTTCTAACCACCGGGCAAGCCGCTCTTCGAGACGGGACCGGTACTTAGCCATCAGAACGGAAAGTCGTCGTCGTTAAGATCCGTCTGCGGGTTTGGTTCAAACGATGGAGAGCCAGCTTTGAAACCATCAGAAGTTCCAAAGATAGCAGCCACATCTTCAGACTCAAGCCCACCAGAATCAGACCCGCCAGAGCCAACCAGTTTGATAACTTGAGCACCTCGAACCTTGACTCCGAGTCCAACCTTTGTGGAGAAAACATAGGGGCGGAGATCAACGATCAGCTTAACAACAGTACCCTTCCAAATAGGGGTATCTATATCAAGAGGTACGCCATCGGTATCAACCCACGGGAACATGGGGTTGTTGCTTTCGCCGCCGTAGCTGTACTTGATAAGACCGGATTCGTCCCACTTAGGAAGCTCCTTTGTGAAGCGTTTACCAGACATCTTCGTTTCACCCCACACCATGGCCTTCTCATAAGCTTCATCAAACTTAACCATGTCCTCCTTACCAAGAGAGAAGGAAAAGGTACAGTTGTTGAACTTACCAGCAGGCTTCAGGGCATTCACGTACCCTTCCAGTGTGGTGGTGATGATGTGACGGGATTCAGACATTCGTGAGGTGGTGGTGGAGTTCAGCGTTGGTGGTGATCTGGTTGTGGTCGCGGATCAGCTCGAAGACTTCCTCAATAGAACCATCAAGAGACGGATCATAAATGCGGTTGGCTTCGAGGATGTCATCCACGGTCAGATCAAAGGAATGGATCGGATCAGTCATCGAAAGACTCAAGGAAGGTATACGTTTCATCGTAAGCCTCAAGACAATCGACAGCATCCCCACCATTCTGGAGAGCTTCAATCATGTAGGCAGCCTGAGCAAACTCTTCTACAAGATACTCGTAGAAGGTAATCTCAATACCAAAGGCTTCGACTTCGAGTTCGTATTCCTCAAAGAGGTTCTCGATGACGGATTCACGCACACCGAGACACTCGGCATACGCAGCAAAATCAGGGACGGTGCTTCCCATTAGCAGAAGAAGTAGGAGGAGTTCTGAACATCATTGATGTCCAGCGTGTTGATCATGACTCCTTCATCAAACTCTATCCCTAACTGCTCTGCCCAGTTCTTGAGCACAGGCTGGGAATAGATTTCGACAAACTTGTCACGGATAGCCACACCCATTTCGTCCATGTCACAGGACCGACCCAACACACAATCATGAATGACCGTAAAGGGTTTGTCCCATTCAGCAAAGACCAGATGTAGGAGGGCAGCATCAAGACTGTGTACCAGATTGGGACTGGATGCAGTCTTAGCCTTGGATAGGTCGATCTGTCGTTCTTCAAAGGGCTTCAGCAGATGAGTCTGAACACGTTGCCCAAGAAGCTTGGTGTTGACGCGTTCACAATCATTCCGTCGATACTCTTGAACAACAGTAAACCCAGATGGCGTGACCCACTCAAGATAAGTACGACCAGATTTAATTACATCTCCAGCAACTCGTTGGATAAACTCCATAGACCTACAAGGACCAGCAAATACTTCCTTAACCGCATAACGGTAGATAGCTTTGACGATTGCTTGTAGTTCTCCTTGTTGGAGTTCAACACCTTTGAGTTCCTGACGGATGTAATCCCTAGCCGAGTTCTCCGTAACCCCATAAGGGGTGGTCATCACGGTTCGCTTTGTTACCTTCCGAGTAATGAGCGGATGAAGGTGCTCAGGAAGTTGTTCCTTTGCTTTCTCGGCAACAATGGCATACCCGTCAGACGGTCTCGGTGTGGGGACAACGTTGACCATCTCCGCTGCGGTTCTGTCAAGCGCCAATGCTGATAGGTGTTGGAGACCAGAGCAAGTGGCATCAACAGACACAGGAAGACCAGAGGTTTGTTTGGTTTTAGTAATGACACAGCGGTAATACTCAATAGCAGCAGCAAGAAAACACCAAGGCTCTTCAGCACCTGACCACGTAGCAATGGTTCCTTCTGGATCAGAAGCAATCATCCCAATGAAGTCATGGTTCTCCTTTGCCCAAGTTATCCTTTCCTCCATAGGAGCTTTATCAAGACCCCAAGTCGTAGCAACCTGGAATCCTAACCACCAGTCATTAACTGGTCCTTCCTCCTCAAAGTAAATAAGACTCTTCTCAAAGTCAGTACCCTGAGGGCTGAGGCTTGTGGGAATTGGATAGACCCTTCCCCTAAAATCAAACGACCAGGGAATCCAGAAGGTATCTTCTTTGTATTTGTTCGCAACAAACAAACACTCAGTCGTTCGGTAGTTCTTCTGCGCCAGTGCAGAGTTGTTATCTTCGATCTCAGTACGAGCCCGTCGATAAGCAATCTTGTCCTCCTCGGAAGCAGTCTCCCAAGGTTCTGGCTTTGGCGGTGGAGGTGTTGGCTCCTCAGCTCGGAACTTACCCACCGTAAGGCGGTATTCCATGCAGAAGTTGGCGATGTCAAGGATCTCAGAATTGATCCGGTATGGCACCTTCTGGAGACGGTTCAGCATGGCAAGGGCCGCGCTATCCCGTCTAACGGAGCACCTTCTTGCGGTCACGGACCTGACAAGGCGGTTGAGGCGCCTCAGTTCGTTGGTCAAATACCCCCCGTCGTTGGTGTCCGTCCAGTCGTTTGGTTCACACAGCATGGGCCACAAACAAGCAGCAAACCCCTCAGCCTGCTCTAGAAGCGCCTCCTTGGCCCTTAAGAAGTCTGGTGAGTAGGTGAGTACCGTAACGTCCTGCTTGGCGCCCTTGGAGACGGTCCTGGAGGCCACCCAGCCAGTGGACCTAGCAAGACAATCAACCAACCAACCACCAACAAGATGTCGAACCGCAGGAGACCAGCGATCAGGTACATAATCGACCTTCCGCATGGCTGCCCTGAACCGTTGAACCTTGTAGAGGTATCCTTTGTGGGCATGGATGGTGAGCCTCGCCTTGGCAAACAGTTCTGGATGTGTTGCCTCAAACTGATCCAACATCATCTGGTCATAAACCAGCCTGCCAATGTGAGTGGTCACATAGACATACGTTGGTTTCTCAATCCTCCTTACACCAAGAACATCCAACACACCCTTTGCTGTAATTAAAGCAAGGATGGCTGGATCACAGTCTTTGATGGGAATGACGGCTGTTGCCTTTTCAGTAGCCCACCCTTGACTGATACGATGGAGCTTACTGCTGATCTCTTTGGTAATCTTTTCAAGACCATTCTTGATAAAGGCATTCCCATAAACGGTAGAGCTGGCATAGGTGCGTTCCTCCGCAACACGTGTACGTTCTCTGAGCCTGTTGATGGCTTCTGTGCGAGCACTGAGTTCCCGCTGATACTGTCTGGCAAGTTGCTCCTTGGTTGCCATCCTTATTCGTTGGGTTGAATAGTTGAGTGAATGTTGTGACGTGCCCTGCGGACAACAATGATGTTGCTGATGATGGAGATCAGGTTCTGAGTCATTTCAATCTCATCCTCTGACCCATCCAAACCTAACTGGGCATTCAGCAACCTTCCCGCATCATCACCAACCATGTCAGGGTCAAGAATATCAGCGTGGGCATTACAACGCCCAACCAAATCCGTACACCGATCAACAGCCATATGTTGGAGGGTGTAGAGGAGGTCATCATAGTCATCACTGTTTGGGATTGGAAAGGGCATGACGTTGTGCCTTATTAAATGTCTGGATAGCCAGGATCTGGGCTAACTGTTTCTTCCCAAGGTAGGAGTATTGAGAAAGTTTGTGGCGTTTGGCTAGCTTGCGGAGTTGTCTCCAGGTGAGGATGTCTTCCAAGTGACAGGCAAGTTGATCGACGGTGAAGTCCATTCTGGGGTAAGAACAACGTTCAGTGTGTGATACTCAAGCTCTGGATACAACTCAAGAGCAGACATGATGGCGTGTGTTTTGTTCTGGGCATAGATACATACCTCTCTGCCACCACCATATACGGAGTAGCATTGAGGTTGTGTCACTTAGCCTTTCCCTTTTTGTTTGATAGTTTGAGGCAATACTCAAGGTGGGCCTTTTGAATAAGATCCTTCACCTCCATTACCTCTGGTCGTTGAGTTAGAGCAGCAGCACGGAAGACCTCAACAACAAAAACACGTTCTTGATAGTTCAAACTATCCGAACCAAGTCTTTCAATCTTCCTTACTATGTCTAGCGGATTGAGCATACTAACCATTGTTAGATGATGGTGAATGGTAACCGATATGGGCGGTAATCCTTAGGCAGACGCTTTTCTTTCTGCTTCGAGGATTTGGATGAGCCCATAGTAGAATCCTGCCTTGAAGGCGTAGGATTGTTCTTCATCGTGGAAGAGTTCGTGGGCTTCATTCAGTAGATTCTCAATGGTTTTTGTGGGGGGTTTGATGGGCCACTTGATAGCAGCCTCAGTTGCATCCTTCCAAACAGGAGGTGGAGTCATTGTTACTTGGAGCGTAATGGACGTGGATAAAACCAATAATGATCATCTGGGCATTCTTTGTTCATCTCCTCAACATGTTCCTGTGCTGCCTTTGGGTTATCGTAGACATCACAGAAGCCAGTGTCGAAAGATTCAACAATCCAGACCTCAGGGTTCTTTGTTAGGGTTAGCATGTCACGAGGTGTTGGTGGGGTGGTGGACAGACTCAGTATACAGGAAACCGGCGGGGTGTCAACGGTTAACCGGTAGTAGGTTGTTGCGGCTTGTGAACAGACCAGCGCAGCATCCGCAAAAAAAGGGGGGCCTGATTAGACCCCCAAAAACATTACATCCTCAACAGGGACATGATTAACAACATCTAGAACTTCTTCTCCTTGATGACATACAGCCTCAGCCATAGACCAAGCTTTATCATAGGTGGAAGCGTTGATAATCATCTGTTCTTTAATCATCCATCCACCACGTAGGCGACGGGTGCCAAAATACGCCAGGTAAGTATTCATAATCAATACCCAAGGAGCCGACGGTAGGCAACCCAAGTCACAGCCTGAACCTCTGCCGGTGTTAACTGTTCCCCGCAAACAGTTGGGGAATCCTTAGCCACGTTTACATAGGCGCGGGTGATGGTTTGGTAGAGGGTCGCTGAGATGGATGGCGTCTTTGTGGTAGGTACTCTTTCACCTAGCCAGATAGCGTAGGCGTGGCCATCAACGCAAACCGTATCATCGTGACCCATGATGCATCGGTAGAATGCAACAACCTTACGACCGTTCAGGATAGTTTCTATATCCTGGCCAAGATCATCACCCTCCAAGTTTAATATATCTATGGCCTTTCGTTTGTTCTTGTTAAAGGTACAAACCTTAATCAGGTTAAGATCAGCACCCATCCATTGACCCTTGATCAATGCCTCAGCATCAGCGCAGTTACGTTCCCACTTGTTGTTTGGGGATAGGGCAGCAATGACACCGACGGCCTGCTCGATGGTTATGTTGTCGTAAACCTCACACAACCGATAGGCTAGGTCTCTGGCACGCTGGTACCAGTCCTTGCCTTGTTGTATGTCAGACTCACTGGCAAGGGTCAGCATAGCCTTTATGTAGCGTGTGACTGCTACTGGTTTGCGTTTGTTGGCCATTGTGTTTGGGTGCGGATGGCGGAACAGAATCAGTCTAGAACTTAGCACAGTCAATCAAACCCTGCCCGTCGGTGTACTCACCGATGATCACACCGTTCTGGCGAACCTGGCAGTAGCCATAATCCTCAGACAATGAGAGGCAAAGATCCCATGCCCTGTCTTCATCGGTGGTGATGTTCTCCCACGGTGCTGATGGGCAGATAACGCTGAGACGTTGCATCAATCCTGCCCCATTGTGCGGATGTAATCATAGACAGCATCGTAGCCGTTTTCCTTGAATACTTGCAAAGCATCACCAAGGAGACACAATTCTGTGTAACCAAGAACGGAGCTGATGTCAGAATCAGTCTTGCCGACAACTAACTTCATGCCGTACTCCTCAACACTATACCCGATCAAATCTAAAAAGATGCAGAATGGATTAAGACAGGAGTTGAAGTTAGTTGACCATTGAGACAACGCATCAATGGCATCGAAGCGGGAAACAACAGTAGCAGTCATGGCAGAAGAACCTCAAGGATAATGCAGCCAGCACCCGCAAAGATGCAAAGAATGCTAGCTGATGGAATCGTAGCAGTGGCCCCAGCAACTAGGGCAATGGCTGACACAAACAGTAACATTAGCAGGGTGCCTCATTCCACACAGGAAGGTAGTTCCGAGCAGCATAGCCACGGCTCTCCAGTACAAAATACCGGGGTGGAATGCGCTTGCCATGCTGTGCCCGTTGCACATACAGCCAGCCCTCAGCCTCCAGCTTAGCTAGCACGGACTTCGTGCCCCAGCTGTGGTGGGAATTGAGTGTGGCCCTGTTGATCTCAAACAAGCGAGACCCTGGGTGTTTGCGGATGTAGCGCAGCATGGCCTGATCAGCCAGCTTCAGCGACACCCGCGATAGAACGCGGATCATGGTTCGGTGGTGGTGTGGACTGATGGAAGCATAGCAGCGGGGCTGCCGGGTTGTCAACAGTCAGAGCGCAATGCCTGATTGTCTGGCGGATGCTGGGTTGACCTGCCTTCTCGGCGGCTCCTCTCGATCCGATGTGCATATCATGGCCCCTAACCCCCCGATCTGTCAACCCCTTTATGATAAGTGTTGCTTATGTCAATGATAAGTTGCCCTTATCGGACAGATTTTTTAGAAAATAGGTACACGCGTACTAACGCGCACCCGCACACACGCGTACACACGCACGCGCGTTACCTGTATGGGCGCCTAAGGGCGTGTAGTGGCTTGGACTTCGAGGTCTGGCATAGATAGCACGGGCGCGCGGGCGCGTTTTATGGCCCACCCCACCCCCGATGGGGGGATTCTGCCGCCGCAACGGGCGTATAAGGGGTTTGCATTTTTATGCCAAAATTCCTGAGTGGCCTGTATAAGCCCCGAGAAGGGCCCTCCGGGTGGCTTTAGGTGCACTGACACCTAAGGACGGTCGGAGGGGTCTTCCTGAGGCTTCTAGACACCACACAGGATCATCTTAGATCACATCATCCTTTCGGATACGCACATCCGTCTTTGGGTAGGGGGGAACTGGTCTGCGATACAACTTCGACACAGCCTCTACATAAAAGGGTGAATTAGTTTTCCCAGCCGCCTCAAGAGCAGTCTTGATGTCAAGCCACTTCTTGTATTCCTCGTAGGTCATTTCTATGTCCACAATAAAGCCCTCGAAATAATAGGAAGAGTTTCCGAAAAGATAGAGCGTGCTGCTTCTGCGATCTGTCGATGTTCGAGTTGGGTACCATTGCCGGAACGCAACTCAATGTAATGGATCCACGAACGGACAGTCCCATTCATGTAAAGACGAGTTGGAGCAGCCATAGGAAGAACCTCACGAGCACACTCCTTAGCCACACCGGAAGACACCATCTCCATATAGAGATCCTCAGCCTCAGCAAAGTGTTGAGCGATGCGACGGTAGAAGAGTTTTGTGTCTTCTGGCTTTAGATCATCCGTGCTGTTTTGACGGTTCTTCGGATCCTGCTTTCGGAGATGAGGAGGATACAATCCACCAAGACCCTCAAGGGTAGACGCGTATCTCTGACTGAACTCTTGAAAGGTAAACGATCTATGACGGAGGATCTGTGGAGAAATAGCCCTTGTCGTATTCACCTCCATGACTAGATTGGCCATCTCAAACACGGACCAATGCCTATGACTAACACAATACCCAAGAAGCTTTTCCATGGTCTCATGGTTCTCCTGGTTCCGTGGATTAGATACCCTAGCACAATAGGCAATAGTCTCTTCGGCATTAGGGGTTACCGAAATGAGTTTAACGATGGGTTGAGAGGTGATCATCGGTTGGTTTTGGTGTGTGGAAAATGCGGCGTGGGTTGATCGTCGTTTGACTACCTACCCTCCTAATAGTATAACGTAGTATAACGTAGAACTACGTTAAAGACGCGTTTATCTGTTAGGTTCTGTTTCTTTTTTTTAAAAAAAGAAGAAATAGATCAACACGTTTACTGGTTTGTCTATTGGGTCAGCTCCGCGTCAGCCCACCTATCGGTGGTCTTCCTTGGTCTTCACATTCAGTCGCTTCGCTCCTTCATGTTCAGAGCCCCTGGCCCCCAGTGTGTGTCGTGTTTCCTCTGCTTGTCGGCCCCAAAACAAGGGAGGGGTGGGTAGCTACGTCCACCAGTCAATCAATTTTAGGGGGTGTCTCTCTCCTTGTCTTCCTTCCATTGCCTCTGATAAGCCTGTCTAGGCCCGCCAGGATGTTAACAAAGGGTTTGGTGCATATCACCAGGAGAGAGAATGAAACAAATTGGGGAAGAGAGGAGACGCATTGGGTCGGTCCCCCCTCTTCTTTACCGCTGTTCCACACCAGAAGGCACCACTCTTCTGGTCTAACGGAGCACCTTTTATTTTAGGTAATGTGTTACCTGTCTTAAACCCAATAATGGACGGAGTTTTGACCACCTTGGATTTCCTCAAAGGACTTTCCGAGCACCAGACAATCTGTCGCTTCCTGTGGGGTTTCCATAAAGGCGGTCATCATGCGGTTCCATTCCATCCTCTTTTGTTCAACCTGTGCTTGTTTTGCGGAAATGGCAAGGACATCCTGAAAGTACTTAACGCCAAGGGCAAGAGCGTCTACTCTGTCGTCGTGTTTGACTGCCCCTTTCTCACGACACATACGGGTTAGCTGGTACATGAGCATCCTAGGCAGTCGTTCCTCGGGGGCCATGTCACTGTTAGAGGTATAGTCCCACTGGATGAGGCGTTGGTCAATGACCAGGCGGTGTTGATTAAGGACGGGTTCCAGTGTGTCGATGATTCGATCCTCCTTTCTAGTGGTAGCACGTACCTCCTCAAAGGCCAGCCCCACTTTCATCTCCTGCGCGTGTTTCTTCATGAGTTCCATGACTGCCCCATCACCGAAGTTAGATTCGATCAGGCACATACCCGCCTTAAACTTCTTAGCTCTACGCAGGATCTCTCTTAAGGTGCTATCCGAGTATCCGTCCTGTGTTGCGAAGATGTCCCTAACAAACAGGAAGCCATTTATTTGAGACAGGATAACCGCAACGGTTTCGTCCTTACCACGACCGGATGGATCTACGGCTACAATGGTCTCACCCCATTGGGTGTATTCGGAGGTAATTTTGGGTTTATGCCACCGATCACCGGGAAGGGCTACTGCTGGGAGGTCAAGCAATGTTTCTTTATCAGCCCCCCACACCAGATCACTTGGCCCTTTTTCTAGATCCAAGGAAAGTACGGAGAAATCTGATAGCTTAAGGGGAAACTTAAGGGCATCACTCAGGCTGGTATCCAGCATGAACTGGAGCATAAAGTTGCTCCGAGACATACTATGTTCCCGCTCAAGAAGGTTAATCTCCGAGAACCGGGTATCCGTAGGAGCCCAGCTTAATGTGTCGTGTCCCTCCTTGGAAATGTCCTTTACAAGTTGTGGAGCTAAAACATCTTCGTATCCCGTAAGGTCTTTGGGGTACCTGGCTGGCCAAACGAAGGGTCGGTAGCTCCTTTCTCGAAGTGTACGATAAATCGTGAAAGTAGTTTGTGGCGTGCCGAGAAACACGATACGAGAATCGCTTTTCGGTGTGAGTACGGATTCGCCTTCAGTAACCAACTGCAATAACTTCTCACGCATGAAGTCGGTAGCAGAGTTAGCGGGAACCTCAACGTCATCGAATACGATAAGATCGGCTCGGCTGCCCGTAATTTGACCGGTGATGCCGACACTTTTAACTGATGGCGCTTGAGCCGGACGACAACCGGCAACATCAAACGAAACTCGGGACCACCGCTGGTCATCGTCCACAGGGCGAAGATGAGCCAACCAATCAAACTCAAGAATACATTTTTGACAGAAGATAGTAAAGTCATCAGCCCGTTGTTTACTAGCGGAGATCACGAGGATTTTTTTATCACGGTCGTTCCATAGCGTCCACAAAACGAAGGCAGCAGCGATCCAGGATTTACCGAGTCCCCTAAAGGCTTGGATTTGGAGTCGTTTTGGTCCACTTTGAAGATATTGAGCAATGGCCAGTTGTGCTCTGGTTGGAGAAGGCAGGTCGAGCGATTTCCATACCAAAGACAGGAACAGTGGAAACGATTCCGAAAGTCGCGTCTCTACGGGCTTCTGAGGGGCTTGTTCTTTGAGTTTGGGCATAGTATACCTAATAAGGGGCGGAGACCCGTTGTAGGGCCTCCTAGACGCCTTAGAGAGCGTCTCTAAGAAAGTCGGGTAACACGTACCCTTCCAACTCCAGAGTTCGTTAGTCCGATTCGATCCGCAGCACCCCTGCTTAAATCAAGACCACGATTCCCATAATAGGGACCACGATCATTGACACGTACCACCGCGCAACGTTGGTAACAGACCTTAAGTCGTGTTCCAAATGGAAGCGTGCGATGGGCAGCAGTCAGGCTGTTTTGATTGAATCGTTCACCATTTGCGGTAAGACGCCCGTTAAATCCGGGGCCATACCAGGAGGTGATGACGGACAGAGTAGTTAGAACAGAAAGCATCAGATCAAAGCAAAGGACATTCTTATAACTACACCTACTTCCCCCCACAGTTACGCGCCAACAGTGGGGGCCTTAGTTTAAGCTACGAACATTTCCAACGCCTTAGGGCAAGAGCCTTGCGGGTTGGTTTGCCATTCTTTGCCATGGGACCAGGGTTTCCCTTCATCCTAGCACAGAAGGATTTCTTTCTAGGACCACCTTCTGGTTGAGGAGCTTTTAGGTTAGACCCCGTGGCAGCATTGTATTTAGCCCGTCCCTTTGCGGTAAGGCCACCCTTAGGGGACTTCTCACCACGTCCAAGAGACAGGCTGGGGGACTTACTTTTTGTTTTTGGCACGGGACTTACCGGCAGAGGAGAGGCTGGCAGCGATGGCCTGCTTTTGGGGGTATCCTTCCTTCATCATCTTACGGATGTTAGAAGATACGGTTTTTTTGGAAGAGCCTTTCTTGAGTGGCATTACTTTTTAGGCTTTTTCTTTTGAACTTTCTTGCCAGTTTTAGCGGCTTCTTTTTTAGCAGCTGCCATACCAGCAGGGCCGTAGCCGAACATTTTCTTACCGACTTGAGGCATTGGTCATTCTCCCTTAATTTTAGTGGTATACTTTTTACCACGCCAGGTAAAGGTCTTGGCACCAGAGGTACGAGCAGACTTAAATGCCTGATCAAAGGTCTTCTTGTTGAAGGAAGCCTGCGTGGTGGTGGGTTTGGGGCCCTGTTGTGGTTTGTAGTCACCGCGCTTCATAGCGGCAGACAGAGTACCATCAGCAGTGTTACGAGAAGTGAGGCCTTCAGCAGCAACAGCAGCAAGAGGGGCGCGGCGAGCCACAGTACCAAGGGCCCGCGTCGCAGCCGCTTTAGCCAGCTTGCTGGCCATACGTTTAGACGTTTCCCGAGCAACCCGACGGGTCTCAGCGGCCTGACGGAGGGCCCTGCCCTGAGCAGCAGCGCGTGCTTGAGCACCCGGACTGGTGGTACCAGCAGCGCCTTGACGGAGCTGAGCAGCGCCTTGACGGATGCCAGGAGCCCGTTGCGACATAAGACGCTTGGCTTCAGCAGGCTTAACAAGGGGGCGACCGGCATTTGCTTTACGTGCTTGAGCGGCCTTACGGACCAGCTTTTGCATGGTGGGCTTGTTTGCGTTCACCATCTTAGGCGTACCGCTGGGCTTTGTCACCCCACCACCGCCGGTACCAACTGGTTTGGAACGACCAGCCCCAGGAGCCATACCACCACGAACGGTAGCAGGCCCTGCTTCAGCTTTGGTTACCCTGGCAATTCGAGCCTGTTTAGCAGCACCACGTAGCTGGCTAACGGGCTTAGCAACATTACGTGGATCTGTTTTATTTACTTTACGGCGTGCCATGATAATCAGGCATCCACGCGACGAACACGGCCAGTCTTGTTGGCGTTGTTGGAGGCAGGCACGCGATCCGCCTTACGGACAGCCAGGATAGCGGTCTTAGCAGCAGACACGGTTGCATTCAGAGCCACGGTGGTAGCAGAAGAAGCAAAGGTAGCAGGCACGGTGGTCGTAGTGGTCACACCACCGGACACGTTCTTAGTAGTATGGGTACGGTTCTTGAGTTCGTCTTCGTCTTGACGACCAGGGGCGTTAGAAATAGAACCGAAGGCGGATTCACCAGCAGGAAGAGTTGCCATTTTCTTTATGTAAAAAGTTTTAGGTAGTTGTCCAGGAAAGGACTTTGGAGAAATTAGAAAGGTCAAAAGAGTCTTGACCTACCCACCAGCTAAGCCAATGGGAAGAGCCTTTGCTTTGATTACAAGAAAGGCAAGCAGGCACAACATTACGTGTTGTATCATGACCTCCACGTGCTTTTGGATGGACGTGATCTAGCGTTAAATTATCTGACGATCCGCAATAGACACACCGGTTATCCCAGTGTTCCTTGATTGCTGCTCGCCACATCCGCTTAGCATCAGAGGAGGTCATGGCCTTAAGAAAGAAAATGTATTCAGAAGGATCTTTGAGAGGCATGATGCCTACTGCGGTGGTTTACTTCTTCTTTTTCTTAGGGAAGCCAGCCTTCATATTGGCGTAGGCTTTAGGGGTGATAGTAGAGTTCTTTTTAGAACGAGAAGTACCCGCTGCTTTGCGAGCATTGATGTTGGCGTAGAGCCCAGGTTTGCCTTTCATTTTTTTGTTGGTTTACCGTTGTGGCCATTTCGTGCTCGGTTCCGACTAGGGCTTTCGAGAACCATACCCCCTTTACGTGTATGGGAAAGATCGGGGCCTCCCTTTCCCGCGATGCCACGGCGGCGCCGCTCAGTCCACCGTTCCTCAGATGCATTCTTGACGGTGGGTTTTTTATTTAGTTTGCGCTGGTATGCTGCCTTCTTTTTAGCGGCTTCTGGATTAGAAGCGTAATACTTGGCAGACTTACTTTTTGTTTGTGCCATATTCGGAGAAGAATACTTTGTTTTCAAGGCGCTCAATTCTGGCAGTACTATTTCCCACTTTTTCAATGAGCACCTCTACCGATTTGGCAATGTTATGAAGGGTAAGCATGTGCCATCCAAACAACCCAAGGGCTGCTGTTGCTATGGCATTACGAATAACGTCATTATTGTATGACACGTTCCACATCCTCCAGCTCGATCTCAGGCAATGTTGCAAAGAGTTCGGCCAGCGGTGACCCAGTAATAGCAATACCAGTTACATTGTTCTTGGCAAGCCAATCAGCGGCTGCTTTGATGTCCTGGGTGGTGGCAGTTCCAGATTTAATACGGGCAATAAGTTCGTTGGTAACGAGCCCGTGAAGTTCATTAAACTGATCTTCTGTGGCTCTTTCCATCTTATTGAACAAGTTCCGTAATGAAGAGCGTAGTGCTAGCGCCGGTGCCTTGAATGGCAGCAATATTAGAGCCAGCAGGAACACTCAGAATAATCCGCTCACCAGTCTTCAGATAATGAGAAGACGAAGTGGCGGTTTGAGCACCAACACCAATGGTAAAATGACAATGACTACCACCCGTGCAAATAAGAGACACAAAGCGGCAGGTTGAAGTCAAAGCCTGGTTGACACTAGCAGCACCAAGGGCAATGGTACGAGCAGTTCCAAGTTCAAAAGCGGTAGTTTGATCGCTGGTTAAAAAGGTGCTATCGGTGGTAACACCACCAGTAGTAAGGGAAGCCATTAATTGTTTTCCTTGATTAGTTTCAATAGTTTTTGAGGGTACGTCGGATCTGTGGCATAACCCTCAAGTTGGAGCAGCTTGGCACACTCTTCAACCGACTTGGCTCGATTGACTCCGGTAAACCCCTTATAATCCTTATACCACATGGTAACAAGGGCGTTGATACAGGTTTCTGGAGTGTCAAAATCACGGAAGATGGCATCAATCGTAACCCATTTGCCATCCAAGAACTCCTTTGTGGTGTGAATGGTGCCTGGTTTGCCTTTGATACCAAAGAAGTTGTTCTTTCCTGAAAGGTGTTTACCGTAACCACTCTCAAGTGCCCATTGAGCAGCTACAACCTCAGGAAACTTAGCTCCACAGCCCTTTGCAGCAGCCTTAACGCCCTTCCAATCGTTGGTAAATGCAGGTTTTGTAGGCGCTTTGATGCTGTCTTTGATGGGTCTGAAGGTCATATACCAGCCATGACCGGGGGCTTCTACCTCCCAACGCCGTAGCCAGTTCCTCCAACTATATTTAACAGCCTGTCCACCGCTTCCAACCTTTACATAGCCTCCATTGATGTTATCCATTTCCCCATACGGGTCATGGAAGATGCCATATTCGGCATCAGCACCAACAAGAAGCATCCAATGACCACCCCCACGCGGGGCATCTACCGGTCCCTTATGTAGGATACCGGTTGCCACTGGATAACCAGCTCCAAGTTCAGCCAAAAGCTTATGTTTTGTTCCCTTCATCGAGAATCCTGCCTTGACTCCATAGTCAGCACAGGCCTTGATTTGGGCAGTAGAAGAGGTGGTATCGCCGTATTTGAGAACAGTCTTTAGATACTGATCATCGGCGTTTACCCCAGTAAGTGCATCAGGCATGAGATATTTAATGGCCATCGCGCAGGTGCTAGAAAAGCACATCCGATCACCATGCCCAGTTGCACTATCAGTCTGTGGGTAATACTGCCGTACTGGCAACATTACCATGGGTGTCACTTCAGGGTATCCTTAATTTTTTGGATCTTATCGTCTTCCTTGCGGATCAGTTTCAGGTAAGAAACCACAGACATAAAGACCTGGGCAATGCTGTTCTCCTTTAGTTTGCTAGAACCAATGGCTTCAGAGCCGAGGAACAGGCCAAAGAAGACAAGAGCTTCGTAGGAGATGGTAATGCCAAGAATGGTAAGCATGGTTATTTAAGCGGTTGGTTGGTAATTAAATCAGGCCCAAGGCAGACCAGCAGCCTTAGAGGGGTTACGCTGTTCTTCCAGTTGGTTGAGGAGTGCTTGGTCAATTTCGGCAACCTTCTCTTCGCCAAGAGTTTCCTTGACCCATTCGATCACTTGCTCTTCAGTCAGTTCCGAGAAAGGAATCAGCTCTTCAGGACGCTCAAAGCCAATGCTGCCGTATGCACCAGCAGAGTAGGTGTCGTCTTTGGCATCGACGGTGTAGTGGGCGGTATACACAAAACCATCAACGGTTTCGCGCTCCAGTTGAGCAATTTTCCAGGTAGAAGTGGTAGACATGGTTTTCAAAGGTTAGGGATTTCGTAGTCTTGGGTGGTGTTGGCGTAGTGTTTCCAAATCACATCCGCCGTGTTTCCTGCCCAGGATGCAACCTGAGCAACGGGTATATTAGCTTCAATCCAGCGGCTGATGGCAGTGTGACGCAGATCATATGGGCGATAGACGTGTGACACCAGATCGGCTTGCTTAAGTTGAAGCATCTTTTTTCTGAAGTAACTTTGGTATGCCAGACGGTCCCAGGGGAAGATGTACTCACTGCTTTTATCCAGTTGAGAGATGATCTCCTGACACTTATCATTGAGTGGCACCCAACGCTTCTTGTTTGTTTTGGTACTGTTTTTAAGACCGTGGGTAAGGGTATAGTTGCGATGAACCAGGACTTTGTTGTCCTTAATGTCATCCCACATCAGAGCCCTCACCTCACCGGTACGCATCGCAGTTTGAAGCATGAACTCAGCATAAAGAGCCCAGTTCGTCTTCCGATACGTTTGTTTTGCAGACAGGGCAACCATAACCAGGCTGACCTCCTTGCGAGGAATTACAACCACTTCCTCATCCTTCTGCGGTGCTTTGGGCATACGGAAGGTAAGGATTGGATTGCGATCAATCAAGCGAATGTCCTCTTGGCTAGCCCACCGATACAGACTCTTGAGGTACATGGACACCCTACGAGCTGAACGAACTGGTTCCTGTTGAAGGGTCCAGGTCAGAGCAAGGCGTCCATCCGTATCAAAGTTTTGATGGGGACAGCGAGCTAGCCACTTGGTTACCTGACGGTAATCAGACGTGAGGCT